AGCTCAATCCGGCACTTTTACAATGGCAGACGGTAATGAGTCAACACAATATACATATACTGAAACATTAGCAACACCAGAAGTTGTTGGAGCTAATGATTATTGGGTCGGTATTTATAGAAATCCTGGGGAAAGTCATATCATGGGTACAACCTCAGGTTCTGGAAATGGTTATAGGAAATCAAATACCGCTGGATGGCCTTCTATTAGTTCAATGTCTGGTTATAATACAGATACAGATGATGAACCAACTGTTGGTGCTTTTTATATTACTGCTCCAAGTGCTGTTACTGGTCAAACAGTAAGTCGTAATAGTGATACTAGTCATACTATTGAATGGACTAGAACAGCAAGCGCGGACGATCCTTATTATAATCAGTATATAGAAAGATATGATAATGTAACAGGTTCTTGGTATGCTATAAAAACTATTACAACAGATTATACAAGTACAGGAAGTAATAGTTATACAGATACAACAACAATTGCTAATAGATATTATAGATATAGAATAAGGGCCTGGAATAATGCAGGTTATTCAAGTTATGCATATACTGATTATATTAATACTACACCAGCAGCACCTACAAGCGTTGTAGCAACAAGAATTGGTGGAACTGTAGAAGTTACTTGGAACGATAATGCAACACATGAAACAAATTACAAAGTTCAAAGAAATACTTCAACAGATGGTGTTACATGGGCTGGGTATAGTACTTTAACAAGTGCATTAGCAGCAAATTCTGAAAGTTACACGGATAACAGTCCAGCTAATTATAATAAATATAAAGTGTCTGCTACTTGTACACCTCCAAGCTTGGAAAGTACACAGGTAGAAAGTAACACAGTTCAAACATTATCTACACCAGATGAGCCAACCGGTTTAAGTCCGGATGCTTTAGTTTTTGATGCTGCAGATTTACAAAATTTTAGTTGGAATCATAATCCAACAGATGGTACAGCACAAACAAAATATAGTTTACAATATAAAGTATCAGGTGGGGCTTATCCAGGTTTACCACAATATGAAGAAGAAGCAAGTGGAACAGAAAACGTTGATATTGCTGGTAGTACATTTACAAATGGAAATACTTATTTGTGGCAGGTTAAAACATGGGGAGATTATGCAACAGGTTCTGATTGGTCAGATGAAGCTGAGTTTATTTGTACCACAACACCAGATGCAACAATAACAGATCCAACTGCATTATCTGAATATGGTTATTCAGAATTAACTGTTGAATGGGAATATACACAAGCAGAAACTAATAACCAAATACAATATCTTTGTAAATTATATGATTCAGACGATTTATTACTTGAATCAAAACTTGTAAGTGCAGAAGTAGCAAGTGGAAGTTCTGGAAGTTGTACATTTAATTATACTTTAGAAAATGAAACAAGTTACAAAGTAACTTTACAAGTTAAAGAAGAAAATGGTCTTTGGAGTGAGGAAACAGAAGCTGAATTTGAAACTTTATTTTTACAACCAATGCAACCAACCATTACATTAGATTTACAAGAAGATGATGGAGCAATAAACATTGAAATTACAAACCCTGATGTAATATCAGAATATGAATTAACAGCAATACAAGATAGTTATGTATATAACTACACTAGTTATGATGATACTAATTATGATGGTGAAGGTGAATTAAATTTATATTATGGTGCTAGTGACGATTATCAAGGTATTTGTTTAGATTTTAATTTAACCAGTATTCTTGGCAAAGATGTTTTAGATGCTCAATTAGTATTATATAGAAAATCAGCATTTAGTGGGGATATGCAAAGCGAAGTTCATTATATAAATGATACATGGGATGAAACAACAGCAACATATAATAATTTAATATCAAAAGTTGACGCTGGTGATTATGGAAGCCATTCACATGCAGCAGGTGATTCTGAAACATGGGACATAACAACATTAATACAAGATATTGCAGAAGGTACAATCACAGATTATGAAGGTTTATATATATTAACAGGTGGTACAGGATACCCAACAGATGAATTTTATGATAAAAGTATAGCAGATTATGAGCCAAAACTTATAATTACTATTACACCAGAAAACACTGAAGCAGTTTCAAACACTGTTTATAGATCTGTTGATGGTGGAAATTATGAAACAATTTTAACAGATGTTCCTTTAAATACTATTGTTACTGATTATATACCAACAATAGGTGGAAATAATAAATATTTTGTTGAAGCCGTTTCAGCTGTTCCTTCAATTAATGCATCAGAAGTATCTGAATTAGATGTTTTGTTGACAGGTAATTATTTTATTAATGGTGGAGATGGTTTTTCTGAATTTGTAAAAATAATTGGAAATGTTCAAATATCAGAACAAAGAGAAAGAGCAGAAACATTAAAACAATTTGAGGGTAGAACATACCCGGTAAAATATCAAGGATCATATAAAAGACAGATATTAAATTTTAGTTGTGATTTACCATTTGAATTTTATGACACGTTATTTGATATTATAGAATATGTTGGAGCTATCTTTTTTAGGGATTTTAGAGGGCGTTGGTTTTATTGTTCTATACAATCCCCTAAAGTTACAAGAATAGACAATAACGCATATCAATTTAGCTGTACTATAGAGCGTGTTGAACATGAAACTAGTTAAGAAAGGGGTGTTAATATGAGTATTTTTGATTATGGTGGTAAAGAATCTTTTAAATATGAGCTTTTGACATTACAAAATGGAGCTTATAGCCACAACCAATATATAACAAATTATGTTATCGATGGTCGTATAACTTTAGATTTTACTAGAAATGTTATAACAGGGGCTACTTTTAAAATAAAAGATATTGAAGATATTAATTATTTAACTGATTTAATAAAACCTTGGTATTGCTTAGAAACAAATAATACTACTTATGAATTTCCACTTGGTCATTATATGTTGTTAGCACCTAGAAAAGACTTAGATGGTAAAGTTGTAACTAGGTATATAACAGGATATGATTTACTATATGCTTTAGAACAGGATAAAGAAATAACTTCACGTAGTTTTGAAGTGGGTGAAAATGTAGTTGAAAAAATAGAAGATCTACTTCAAGAGGTCGGAACATGGGTAAATTATCAAATACAAGCTAGCGATGAAGTATTAGCCGAAGATGTAAGTTATGAATTAGGTAAAAGTAAATTATTTATTATTAATTCTTTATTAAACATGATTAATTATTACCCTTTATGGGTTAATGGGTCCGGGGTTTTTATGGGTAAACCCTGGACAGCAACACCTAATATTATACATGAATTTATAGATAATGAAGTTTCATTATATGAACCAAATGTTAATTTAACAACAGATTATGCAGATATGTATAATAGAGTTGTAATTATAACAAATCAATTAGCACAAGATACAGCACCACTATATAAGGTTTTAACTTTTGAGGATGAAGGGTTAGAGGATCATCCATTTAGTTATACAAGCATTGGAAGATATGTAACTAAAATATTTCAAAGTGAAGCAGTAAGTCAAGATTATGTTGATCTTAGAGCAAAAAGAGAATTATTAAAAATGTTACAGGTAGAAGAGGCTGTTGATTATCCACATGCTTTTGTAAGTTCTAGGGTTAATGATGGTATACCATGGCAAGGTGATTCTTTTAGATTTAAAAGTGAAAAATTAGATGTTGATAGTGTATATAAAATAGAAAAACAACAAATTTATTTAGCCCCTGGTGTTACTGTAAATAGTTCGATAAGGAGGGTTAAAGATGTCTATTAGAAATAATAATATTATAAATGCTATTTTAAATGATAAAGTAAAAGAAATGTTAGTAATTCCTGCAATTATAAGCAGTTTAGACCCTTTACAAGTTAAATTATATCCTGGTGATAATGCTATCCCAGTAAAAAGTATTACAAGTTTATTAGGTGCTATTGTTGGAAGTAATGTGTTAATGATTAGATGGCAAAGTAAATTTATTATAATTGGTGTAATAGGCGATATAAGTACAATTGAAGCAGACAAACAAAATAATATACAAGTTGTAACAATTTCTAGTGCTGAATATTTTTCTAATACTACTATGACTAATACAAATTTAAAATTCAGTTTTGAAGCTAGTAGCAGTTATATTTTTGAATTGGCTTTAGGAACATCCGGCGACAGTACCGCAGGTATTCAATTAGATTGGGAAGTTACAAGTGGTTCTATACCAGCAAATCAAACTAGGAAATCTATGGGTATGGCTTTTGGTGAAACAAGTAGAAACGCTTCAACTATGAGAACTGGACAAAGTTATTTAACAACTGATGTTGCCTATGGTATAGAAAGCAATGTTAATTTTATAAAAGAAGAGGGTTTTTTAACAACTACAACAGCCGGTGAATTAACTTTAAGGGCTTCAAAAGAAGTTGATACTGGTTCAGATACAGCTATAAGCTCAGGAAGTTATTTAAAAGTAATGAAAATAGCATAACAAATTTATGATATAATATATTTATAATTATTTCGTCGGTAATTCTTTCAAG